ACTCTTGGAGATCTGGAATCGTTTTACTTCCGTATCTTTTCCCGCTTGTATTCCATGGGCCTATCATCACTTTACGCTTCGCAAAGTCAGTAACGTACCTGATATTTCTGAGGCTATAAAACTCATGGCCAGTACGAGCCTTAGGAGGGCTTCCAGGTGCTCTTGGGTTGCTAGGTGGAGTGGCAACGAATGTTTTCTTTCCATCCACTACCTTCCACTTGGCATTTCTCGTTCTGGCTGGTGACCCGATGAGCTTCTTGGCATCTTGCCTCACGATCGCCCCGAATCTCTCGAGAGCCTTCACTGTTGCCTTGTCGTACCTCTTGATCTCCTTATCCCTGATCCTCATGATCTTCTTGAAGTCGCCTGTGAGTCGAGTCTTAACTTCCATCTGCGCCTCCTTTTGGCAAGAAAACCTTCAAAGCACTAATGGTGCCAGCAGTCAGTGGGAACGAAGTCCCTTTACTTCTGGGCTTCTTGGCAGGGCTGAATAGCTCTGGCCTGGCCCCTCGAGCCATCTCCAGGACCATCCAACCTTTATAGGGCCTTGGATCTATTCCGATAACCCCGGCAAGTCTAAAGATGAGGAGGAACAAGCTTTCGCGATCAGTATCGCTCGAGCCCTCTCCAGCTCCTTGGCCTTTTCCCACATGCCCCTCATCAGCTGGCCTCGAGCTGGGGACAGGTGGACGAAAAAATCGGTGTACTCCTGCATCCATTTCTCCCAGGCATCCTGGAGCACCTTCCCGCTAAGCCTCTTGCCGAACTCTTGAGGAGTTACGTTGATACCCTTGGCCTCATCCTGGCAAGTGATCCACAGGATCCCGACCATCTTCATGAGGGAATCTGGTATCGTCTCTGGTTCGTCGGCCAGATTGATACCCATCTCTGACTGGATGCCAAGCAGGTGCCCTGCTGTGAGATCCAGGCTCCAAGCATGGCCAAGGTTATCAATGAAATTACGCATGAGGCTCTAAGGTGTTCCATGTGAGTTGGGGGCTATGCCGATACAGTGTACCACTCTGGTGGGGAGTTTGCATTCTTGGCTGGCCTGAGAGTCACGTCCACCATGAGAGCCTCACCGAGATTCTCGTTTCTAGTGAAGCTCTTCGTCATCATGGTAGCCCTGAGCCCCTGCCTTCCAGCAGAGCCAGTGCCTGACTGAGGCCCATCGAGGATCAGAAACTCAATAGCAGTCTTGGCAAAAAATGCCGTTTGGATGGCTGTGAAGTCTGTATCAGCATCATCCCACAGCATCGAGAAATCCACCGAGGCATCAATGAGACCATCCACGAACTCCTTGAAGCCTTCTGAGCTTCGAGTGGTAACATCTGTCTCATCCTTATCGAGATTGAGAGTCAGATCCTTGATATTAGTAACCAGATCCCAGGTGGGAGATGCATAGCTCCCAGTGTTTCTGTATACCTTTGCATTCTCGCTTAAAACGTGAGCCATCTCAGCCCCCTCTATTGCTTGTAATTAACTATGAATTGAGTGAAAAAGGTGGCCATATCGCTCACCTTGGATTGATCGTATGGTACATCCATCTGGATCTCAGATGGGACGATACCATCCATGTGCTGAGTCTGGAGAGCTGCCTGCAGCTCCTCGCACAGCTCGAGAAACTGTCCAGCCTTCGCTTCCAGCTCCTCAGCAGATCCTTCCGCGCTGCATCTTACAACTATGCCCACGCCCCAGGTAATGATGAACACGCCAGAGCGATTAGCTTTTTCTCGAGAGCTTGGCCCAGCGTATACAGAGACCGTGAACCCCTCAAGATCCTCCCTCGCAAAGTTTGGGACTAGCTTTTTCTCGAGGGTGATGGATTGCGAGAAGGTGAGCCCATCGAGATAGGCCACCACTGCATCCACTAAAGTCTCTTGTACGCCTGGCATTAAACTGCTCGAGTATGAATCCTAAGTATCAATTCCGATTGATCAGTGTACTTCCACTGAGCCTCACTGCCCATTGCGAGTATCGCAAGGACCCTTGAACCTTCCACGATACGATCACCTTTTGCTGGAAGCGTCTCCTGCCCACCTAGCACAAGCTTGGAGGCAAGTATCAGCCAGTCTCTGGAGCGCACGGACTCAATTACCATTCCATCTTGCTGAATGTCGTGTTGAGATCTCCCAGGCACTGCCTTGGAGATAACTACCGACTGCCCTAGAGATGGCCTTTCGTAAATGATATCCACGCCCTGAACTGCCTGCATGGCCTTATAACCATGCAGGACAGCTGCAGAAAAAGGTGTGCTCATGACTAGGCCAGTAGAGCCTCTGTTGAGCTGATTCGATCTGTAACGATCACAGGAATACCAAATGCCTCAGTTGGGAATGGGGCAGGTGCTCCAGTTGGGTTGGTTGCTGTGCGCGATCGCTGCAGCTGACCGTGTGAACGTCGATTCATCGCAATCATACTAGGACCTCGAGAGGCCGGGAACTTCTCGAGAGCTTGACTGATCAAGCTATCCGTGAGCCCCTTGCCACTGTCAGCAGTCAGATTGCAAATACGGACCGCGCTGTAAGTCGTTCCAAGCTTGACACCCACCCATCCAACGATCGGGTGAAAGTAGGCTGGGAATCGGCCAGTTGAGGATCCGTCTCGCTCAACGATCTGGCGATCACCGATAGTGATCACCCCATTCTGCCCCCATAGGAGCTGGAGATCTTCCTCACCAGTGCGAATGAGCCAGCAGCTGCTTCCAGTGTTGGCAGTCGTTCCACCAGCATTGACTACCTGAGCATCAGCCAGGCCATCAAGGTTAGTTTGGTTAGCCAAGCCTGAGAAGCCAGTGGATTGCCCACCAGTGCCAGTACCATAGAAAATCTGCTCTTCAGTTTCGGCCATCGCTTGCATCAAGTGAGCAAGGGATTCCACTCCCATGATATGATCCACGCCGCGCTCATCCGTTTGAGCTGCTGCGATGTCAACGCCGAATGAGGCATCGAGAACAGCAAGAGTGTTTGTGACCTGTACATAGGTGCCCTTGGTTGTTTCGATACCATCGTTCACTGCACGAAAGCCAACTGCAGGGTTGGCGGTTTTCTTATTGTAAACGAAGGTGTTAGATCGAACAGTACGAGCCGCTAATGCACGCAATAAAGGTGCATCATCCAGCACATCGCTGACCATTATATCCATATCTACTTTGTTGAAAACCACCACGTTGGCGCTTGTCAAATAACTATCAGCCATCTGGCTATCCTCCCTAAAAAATGATGTAAATCTGTCTATTGAAAAGCACTAAGCCAAGAGCTTAGTTGCTACCGAATGCAGCAGCCCACTTGGCCACTTTTGGCTCTGCCCCCTGGGCTGCCAGCTCAGCTGCTCGAGCCTTGGCCTTAGCCTGAGCATCGGTCAGCTCCACTTTTGGCGCAGAGGAAAGAAGCACGCTCTCACCAGAAGCCTTTAGAGCTGCATCGAGCTTGACCTGTAAGGCCTCATTCTCTGCTTGCTTCGTTGCCAAGGCCCCCTTCAGATCAGCTAGCTCAACTGCAAAGCAATCAGCTAGAGGCTTACCTTCTAGATACCACTTAGCACCTCGATCACCGAAGGCCTCCAGGTATGGCTTGGCAGCTTCCATAGACAGCTGGCCAGCAGGTGCTTCCACTTGTGGAGCTGCAGCTGGGGCTGATTCTGTGGCCGCATTTCCTGCCAGCACTTCACTCATAATATCTCTCCCATAATGTTTGGAAAGAAAGGAGCACATACGATTCACTACCTCTGCAGGCTCCCGATCTGCAAAGTGAGTATCTACGATCCAGCTTGTGAGAGCTGGAAGCCCTGCTGGGCTTGTCATGTCAAAAAGGCCGCCTCGAGTGGCTGCTGGATCATCAACGAAGTCCACAGCCCTAAGGCCATCAAGTCTCAATGGGATCACTTCACCCTCAGGTACGCTGGATTGCATTACCTTGGCAAGCATGGTAGCTGCAGAGACCCCGAAGGCCTCTGGATCTTCCTCAGCTAGATCCATGATGTAGGTGCCAAGATCCCCATTCGGTGTGTTGAATGCAGAATCAGCAATCTGTATATCAGCCAGCACAGCCTCACCATCTCTACGGAAATTCTGCCACCTGCCCAAATACTTCCCGAATCCATCATCGCTCATTGACGGATGAGTGAATCTGGCCTTGGTGCCTTTGTTGGGCGCGTTGCCGAATTGAACCAGCTGAGCCAGAGTCTTATCATCCACTTCCCATGGCCGATCATCATTGACCTTGCCAAGCTGCATCACCTTCACACCGTTGATACGCTTAGCCGATCGATCCACTCCACCCACTGGAGAGCCTTTTAAGGCCATTGTTCTGAAGTATGCATTGCTCATGCTATTGGATCCTCTCCTGTGTTATCTTGTGGGGTGCTGGGAACTCCAGCACCGTGAGTAACTGTGGCCATACCAGCTGGATCAAAGCCCTGCTCGAGGAGAAAAGCCTCTTCCTCCTTGAGCTTCCTAACTACGTCTCTCCAGTCATCCCCGAACCGCTCGCGCCTGATCTCTGACCTGGTTCGAAGCTTGCTCTGGATGGCCTTTATGTCGCCATCGATTTCCTTAGATGGATCCCACCATGGCATCCCACTAGGGATCCAGTCCCAGTGGAGATCATCGAGCCGATACCCTCGAGGCATCTCGAGAACACCCTCACCGATCCACTGGCCGATCTTCCATACTGTGATCCTGTCGAGCATCTCCTGCAGATCTGCCCTCTTATCCTTCACGCTCTGCAAGTACATCAGGAGAGCGCTTCTTGATCCGAAAAAGTTTGTATAGGCCTCATCGTAGAAACTCCATGGGAGATCTAGGGCCTTGAGGGCTGCCTGCAAGCTCATCGTGAGGAACGCCTGAAATTCCGTGGAGGGGTGCTTGCTCTCGAGGAATTCCATCTTATCACCAGGATCCAGCTCCACCTTCACTGGGCCTCTGCCCAGATCGATCTGATAGCCATCAGCCTCCTCATCCTCATCAGAATCTGCCATCTCTTTCGTAATGGCGAGCGCGAAAAGCTGGGTAATTTTCGCCTTGGCTCTTGCGTAGTCCTTAACCTCCATGCAGTCTTGAAACTCAGGGATAGCTGATACAAGTGGGCTCACTCCTCGATACTGATCGAAGCTATCGAAATAACCCAGCTGGATCACATTGGAGGCAGCTACATCACGCTCCTCAGTATAGGTGCCATCAGCATTCCGCTTGTGAACCTGAACACGCTGCAGCTGGCCAGCTGTGCCGACCTTCACGCCATGAACCCAGGAATCTCCAGTAGCCTTCACCGAGGGATCTCTTACTCGATCACCTTCGATGGCCTGGAGCCTGCCATCTGCATACTTAACCAGGAACACGTCACCATCAAGCACCCTTCTGGCTTCAGCCAGCCTGAGCATCTTCCTGAGTGAATGCCTTTGAGCTGTATCACAATTGAGAGGCCTGGCCCACCACCCCATGAGAGCCTCGAGCTTCTCATTAAAAGCAGGATCCTCAGTACCAGCCTGAAAAGTAAAAGTACTTACGAAATCCAGATGCTTACGCACTGCCCAGGCAGCTACTGAGTAATTTCTCCAAAGCTCTCGAGCCCCCTCGATCACCCTTTTTCTCTTGGTGGTATCAAGGATAGCATCACTGCTCTTGATCGTCGTACCTGGATCTCTGCGCTGGTTGCTAGACTCGGCAGCAATGTAGCGACCAAGGAAGCCCATCATTCTGTTTTTGGCTGCCTTGATCATCCGTGAGAATTGCCCAAGTTGAAGGAAGTGAATCGAGATTTAGATCTGGAGTACCTTGAGACTTGCTTACGCCATCGCTCAAGCTCCTTCACTGCATCTGATCTCTGGAATTGCACGAATGCACCATCGATACTTACAGAGAACACACCAGCCCCACTGGAGAGGTGTTCCTCGAGCTGGGTAACCATGCTCTTGGCGAACTCAAGTTTTCTTTCTCGTTCTGCACTCATGTAATCATTTAAGCATTCTGCATGGGATCACTTAGCCCCAGAATGCTGATTCACTACAGGATCTGGAGCAATTGGCCATATTTCCCTGAGGGTAAATGAGCCCTCACAGGCCTTGCATTGCACATAGAAAAGCTTGATCCTAGCCCCATCATGCTCAAGCTCATGGTAAGCCCCTGCCTGCTTCCTGGTGCCTGCAGCCTGCTGGCAATGAGGGCAGATAGGCATAGTGATTGATACCCTTTGCTTCTTGCTCATAGATATTCCACCTTCCTGGATCTCTTGACTGATACGCCCCTGGCCTCGCTGCCTTGCTCTATGGTGCTCCAGGTGGTGCCTTGGCCTTCGATCGATTCCACCTGATTGGCCTTTGATTTCTTCACTCTCCTGCCACCCTCACTCGAGAGCTTGCATCCTTCAGCGCTTGCTGCTACGCATGAACCCACCAGGCAATCAAGCCAGTGGTTATCTGGCCTATCCGGCTTGAGCTTCCACTCATCGATCTCTCTACCCTTGCCAGATGTCCTCACTGCATACTCTGCCTTGATGTGCTTGGCTAAGTTTGCATGCTCATGGGGTTGGGCCTGGTAGAGTACCAGGCTGCCAGAGGTGCCTGGCTCAGTAGTGAGCCTAGAGTGAAAGAAGCTTTTCCAGAAGTTTGTATCGAAAAGGATATGCCGAATGGGTGAATCCTTAGCTCTATCGTACCTCCAGTGAGTGCCTACAGTACGCCCCATTCTCTTTACATGATGAGCATTGAGTGGCTCTGAGCTGGCAGTGATCCCTTTACCGTGAGATGGCTGAAGGATACTCCTGTACTTCGATGTTCTGCAGAATTCGTAAACAATGTTTCTGGATATCCCATAATTCGCATCGATCAAGATCCTCGAGAAGCCAAGCTCGAGCCCTGATGCTGTTTTCCATTTCTTGCCAAGGAGATACTCAGTGAGATCAGTGAGGGCCTTCTTCCATCTCACCTCGAGGGAGTCTCCTGGGTAGAGCTTACTCAGATTCTTCTTGGTGCCAGATAGCTTGAAGTTTGTACCTCTCTGCTGTGGCCAGGCCCCATACTCTACCACGCCTCCAGTGAAGTCAGTCTTGAAGGCTGTGACCCCATAATAAATAAGCTCTTGCTGCACATCGATGAACGCTACAAGCTTATCAGTGTGCTCAGGCAGCTGCCCCCTCAAGTGGATTCCTACTCGATGAGTGATCTCATCATCTGTGAGGGTGGCATCGTCCAAGCGAATCTCAAGAGGGTGATTCTGGTACTCTGCCCAGAAGGTTGCCTCATCTCTAAAAAACAGATTCATGGCATTCTGGACAGCACTGGCCTCATCGTCGTTATGCCTCTCTGGCCATGATGGCTCACACCCAGCATTCATGGCCTCCATATTCTCTCGATAGTACTCAGTGGCCTCTTCACCACTGCCACCATTACGCATCGAGGCAGCTCTGATCTCCTGGTAGTTATGCCATAGATCCATGTTGGTTGGCATGCCGTAGATCATCTGAGTACGCTCACCATGCCACTCAGGGCTCACCTCCCGATCTAAAGCCTGATCAGCCAGATCACCCTTCCTGATCACTGTGCATGGCATCACTCCAGCTATCTTCACGCCTGGCCCAGAGAGCCCAAGCACATCCCCATTGATAATTGAGATACGATCATCAGTCTGGCCGCCACTCTTGGCACTTTCGTGAGTCTGAGGATCATCTGGAATCACATAATCTGGCCTGAGCACATCCCCATCAGGAGTTGTGTACTGCTGGCCTCTCACATCACCAGTGATACCGCACACAGAGATCACACCACCAGAGCTGGCTGATCCCTCAATAGTTGGCAGAACCACGAAATTAGTGAGCCACTCGATGCCAGTTGGCTGGCTATTGTAAGTCTGGCCAGAAGCCCTG